GCACCAGCGAGGTGGTGTTCAACGATGGCGGCGCTAATTATGATTTCCGCATTGAAGGCGATACAAACTCTTCGCTTTTCTTTGTTGATGCGTCAGCAGAAGCGGTAGGGATTGGCACTACGAGTCCCAGTGCGTTACTCCACATTGAGCAAACTTCTCCAAGCGATGGAAGACTTGCTCGCATTGTTTCTGCTGGAGTTGGTGCGGGTTTCCTGGGCGTAAAAAGTACTGGCAATACTTTTATTGATGCGAATACTTCTGCAACTGCGCTTGAATTCAGGACTCAAGATACAGAACGCGCCCGCATTACATCCGATGGAAAACTTTTAGTTGGCACGTCTACTAGTCGTAGTGTTGGCACAATCCAAGCTTCAATTCAGGCTGAAGGAGCTGGCATGCTGCCGTCTTCCCTCAACTTAACCAACACCGCAAACGACACTACCGGACCATCGCTGCGTTTTGGCAAAGTACGCTCGACCTCAGTTGTTCAAAATGGAGATACTCTCGGATCAATTGCTTTTTGTGGTCATGATGGTACAGACCTAGACACACCTGGGGCATATGTACTTGCTGAAGTAGACGGAACCCCCGGATCAAATGACCTTCCGTCAAGACTAGTGTTCTCCACTACCGCCGACGGAGCGAGCAGCCCGACGGAGCGGATGAGGATTTCAAACGGCGGTGTAATCGGCATCGGACGTACCAATCTTTCGCTAGATGGCACGGTTACTGGCATTGCATTGTCCCCAATAGGCTATGCAGAGCTTTCAAGAGAAAGTGGCGCACCAATGTACGTCAACAGAAAAACAAATGACGGCGACCTGGTGCAGTTTGCTCAAGATAATATAGGCGAAGGCAGTATTTCCGTTTCCGGTACTACCGTCAGCTACAACGGTGCTCACCTTTCCCGTTGGGCTCAGCTCCCTGGTGGCGCTGAACGCGAAGAGATCTTGCGTGGCACCGTACTGAGCAACATCGACGAGATGTGCGAATGGGGCGATGAAGAGAACGAACAGCTCAACCGTATGAAGGTGAGCGACGTTGAAGGCGATCCCAACGTGTCCGGCGTGTTCCAAGCATGGGACGACGATGACGATACCTACACCGACGACTTCTACTGCGCGATGACGGGTGACTTCATCATCCGCATTGCAGAGGGCGTCACGGTGCAGCGCGGAGATCTTCTGATGTCCGCTGGTGATGGCACCGCCAAGCCCCAGGTCGACGACATCATCCGCAGCAAAACCATCGCCAAGGTGACTTCAACTCACGTCACCTGCACCTATGACGATGGCAGCTACTGCGTGCCCTGCGTGCTGATGGCTTGCTAGGCCCAGTAGTCCTACTCTCCTCTGTGTCTGAGTTAGCTACAATGAAGCCGTCGCCGTTGCATGGACTGGAAGTGTCTGGTTGCTGCATCGGCTCTAAGTCCTAGCTTGCTAGGCCGGGAGGGTTGATCGCCTCCCGCAGAATTTGACAAGTAGCAGCAGTAGTCATTCCCACTTCTACGCTTAACCCAAATGACCAACTTTTACGACGAAGTATCTTCTAATTTTATGGCCGCTCTGACACAAACAAAACCACCGAACCTAAAAGAACATTTACTGAAGAAGCTCGATCACGTCAGCTATGTAGCAGACACGAACCAAGAAACTCAATTCGCCATTGAAGATCTCCGTCTCGCCATAGAGCAACTGCCCGACGCCGAGTAGTCACCTTCACAAATGACACAGTGACACTGACAGTCAGCGAGCTATGGGACGCCTTCCTTGCGGAGCGTTCTATTTCGCTGTGCCCAACCAGCCTGACGTCTGATTACCGTCAAGTCACCAAGTGGCTCAGGCGCTGCCCAGTGCAGGATATTGAGCAGGCACGGCAGGTGGTGATCTGGGTGTTGGGGCAAACCCCAGTGCTCACGTCTCGCCGCGTGGCGATGTACACCAAAAGCATGTACAAGTGGGCAGCGCAGGAAGACGTCGCGTATCTGGCACGCAACCCGCTGGCAAGTTTCAAGATGCCAAAGGCGCCGCAGCGGGACATCGACATCATCGTCATCCCGCGCAATGAGGTTGGCTTGGTGCTAGCTGCCCTGGCCGCGAAGTACACCTATTGCAGCGCTGACTGGTCGGCTTACACCGAGTTCATGCTGCAGACCGCCATGCGCACTGGTGAGGTGCGAGCCCTTAAGTGGTCAGACATCAAAGATGGCAAGATTCTTGTTCACAGCAATTGGACCCTGACGCACGGTTACAAAGACAGCACCAAGACCAACAAAAAGCGATGGGTGCCGCTCAACCGCAAATGCCAAACGATTCTTGACCAGTTACCAAAGGACGGCGAGTTTATTTTCCCTTGGGACCGGCTTGCATTTCAGAGCTACTTCAGGAAAAAGCTGCAGCCGCTTCATGCTGCTGGCCTGATCTCCCATGCTTACCGTCCATACGACTGTCGGCATACGGCAATCAGCCGTTGGATCGAAGCTGGCATCCCAGTGCCGCAGGTTGCAAACTGGGCGGGCAATACGGCTGAGGTGATCTTTAAGCACTACTGCAACACGACTCAGGAATACGAAGTTCCTGAGCTTTGACTTACACTGCTGCTACTGACCACCAATCATGAGCATCACCTACAACTGGGCCATCGCCAACCTAGAACGCGAGGTTTCGGACGGTTACGTCTTTACCGCTCACTGGACGGTGGTGGGCATCTCTGATGAGGTTGACCCCGAAGGCAATCCCTACAACTCCGGTGCCTATGGCTCCATGGGTCTGGAGCGTCCTGAGGGCAGCATGATCCCGTTCAGCCAGCTCACCGAAGAGCTTTGCGTTCAGTGGGTCAAGGACAAGTTCGGCCCCGATAAGGTCACCGAGATCGAGGAAGCGCTCGCTGCACGGATCGTAGACCAGCAGTTTCCGACCGTTGAAGCTGGCGTCCCGTGGCAGTAAAAGCAAAGGCTGGTCTAAGCGGCACCGTCCGCAAGAATCCTGTCCCCAAGACAACCAGCCAAGGGCAAGGGCAGCGGTCCAGGCCGCGACGCCGTGGCCGCAAAAAGCTGCGCGGGCAGGGTCGTTAAACTGATTACATGATCGAGGTCATCGCTGCTATTGCTGGAGCGTCGATCTCCGTTGCCGCGATGGGCGCGATGGGCTTTAGCCGTCGCAACGATGAAGCACGCGAAGCTGTAATCAGACTGACCGCTGCCGTAGAGCATATTGCCACACAGCTAGAGGTGCTGCATACGGACATCAAGGAAGACCGTAAGGAAACTTTTTCACGTCTTAATGGCGTTGAGCAGCGCGTGACTATGCTTGAGGCACGGCCTACACGCTAACCCCGTGGACTTCCTTTCTCATCCCGCCTTCTGGATTATCGTTGCTGCTGCTAGCGAGCTGATCGCCATTAGCCCGCTGAAGAGCAACAGCATTGTGCAGCTGGTGTTTCAGGTACTGAACCTGCTGAAAGCAAAAAAGCGCTGACCTCGTTCGCTATTCGCAAACAGCGATTCGAGGCCCAGTTGCCGGCCAAACTAGACCAAGCCGAAGCGGACTGGCACGCAGCGCAGCCCGTAGGCCCTGAGCCGGTGATTACGCATCACCCAGTAGACGACACACTGCAAACCGGAGATAGCCGCCTGCTTGGCGGTGCAATGGAGATCAAGTCACCATGGTCAAACTGAGCGACCTGTTCCGGTACTACAAGCACGGCACGCCACACCAAATGGCGGCCATCTCTGAATTGGAAGCGGAGCTATTAAAGGTTGCGCCTGCAATCTTGAATAGGGACCAAGCCTGGTACAAAACCTGGCAGCAAGGCGGCAAGCTGCATAATTATGGGCCAGCGATAAAGCTGATAAAAGAGTTTGAGGGCTGCCACCTAAGCGCTTACCCTGATCCGCTTAGCGGCGGCGACCCGTGGACCATCGGCTATGGCACCACCAGGTACAGCGATGGCCGCAAGGTGCAACGCGGCGACAAGATTACAGTTATTGAAGCCAGCAGCCTGCTTGAACTTGAGATAGACCGCATTGCCGCCAAGCTGCGTGCGACGGTGCCGTTTTGGAATGCCATGAGCGGCAACCAGCAATGTGCGCTGATTAGCTTTGCCTACAACCTGGGCAGCGGGTTCTACGGATCCGAAGGATTTGAGACGATCAGCAAACGGCTGAAGGGCAAGGACTGGGCAGGCGTCCCTGATGCGCTGCTGCTGTACCGCAACCCCGGCACCAACGTCGAGGCTGGTTTGCTACGTCGCCGGCAGGCAGAAGGCAGGCTGTGGGTTGGCGATCAGCAGCAGGGAGCAGCCAAACTGACGCCTAGCAGTCCGTTCAGCGCACGGATCACGCCGCACATCCGAATCGGTGAGTTTGCGCTAGACCAAGAGGCACGGCGCTTTGATCACCAGTACCAAGTAGATACCGCAGCTGAGCTGGCAGCATTCCTAGAACGCGCTCGTGGTGCATTTGGCAACAAGCCGCTCATCATCACGTCGGGTTACAGACCAGCAGCCATCAATCGGCAGGTAGGTGGTGCCAGCGGCAGCGAGCACCTATTTAATGCGCCCGGCGTGGGTGCAGTTGACTGGTATATCAACGGCGTGGACATCTATAAGCTGCAGGACTGGTGCGTCAAGCATTGGCCATACAGCACTGGACTAGGCGCACCCAAGGGCTTTATCCATACCGGCATCCGCCAAGGCAGGCCGCGTCTCACTTGGCCTTATTAGACTGCCTGTGTAAGCCGCTACCAACGGCATGGCGATCACGTCTACGCGAGTATCGCCAGAGCTTTTGGAGATACGGATACCGTACAACAGCACCAAGGAAGAAGCAACCTTTCTGCTGCTGTCGGACATCCACCTAGACAACCCAAAGTGCAACCGCAAGCTGCTGCTGCAGCACCTGGATGAGTGCAAAGCGATTGGCGGCCATGCTTTGATGTTTGGCGACGTGCTTTGCCTGATGCAAGGCAAAAAGGATCGGCGCGGCAGCAAAGGCGACATCAGACCAGAGCACCTTGGCGGCAACTACTTTGATCTGGTGTTCCGCGAGTCAGCCGACCTGCTCCGGCCATACGGTGACATGATCCTGATGATGGGCGACGGCAACCACGAGACTGCCGTGCTCAACAATCAAGAGATCGACCCGCTAGAGAACGTGGTGCGGCTGATGCGCAACGATGGCGCGGTCACCGAACACATGGGCTACCAAGGCTTTGTGCGGTTTGCGTTCCGGCAGTCAGCCGGCCGTACACGCCGCTGCACATTGTTCTTCCACCACGGCGCATGGGGCGGCATCGTCACCAAAGGCACCATGGGGGGCGGCCGGTACGCGCAGATCGCACCTGATGCAGACATCATGCTTAACGGCCACAACCACGAGCGCAGCATTGTGGCACACCCGTGCTACCGCATCGCAGAAAACGGCAAGGCATGGATTGAGCAGCGCTGGCACTTGCAGACCGGCACCTATAAGCAGGAGTTTGGCGCTACAGGCGGCTGGGCGATTGAGCGCATCGTAATGCCTAAGTCACTTGGCGGGATATGGCTAACGCTGCGGCCACGGGAGCGCGGCGGCGTTGACATCTCCTGCAGGCCAACCGTATGAGACAGTACGTCCTTGAGATTGAGTACACCATTGTGGTGGAATCTGAAGACGACGACCCGGAAGAGGTATCGGACAATTTCGTGGCGCGGCTCACTGAGCTAGCGCCGTCCAACGATCACGTCCTGGGCCTCACGGTTCAGGTGTTACCCATCCCGGAACTGCGTGGATCATTTGATTGATGGCTCCAACCTCGTATCAAAACGCAGCGCAAAGCATCAATTTAGACAGCAAATCTTTGAAGCATGGGGCCATACATGCGCGTATTGCGGCGCCCCGGCTGACACGCTAGACCATGTGAAGCCACGCCATAAAGGTGGCGCTACTGTTGCTTGCAATCTTGTACCGGCGTGCAAGAATTGCAACCGTAAGAAAGGCAGCGAGGAATGGCGCGAATGGTTTAGCCGTCAAGATTCGTGGTCTGTTGATCGCGTTCTAAAGATTCAGGATTGGTTGGTTGATTGAGCATCTGATGGTAAAAAATTAGTGCTTGCCACTGCTGCCTGTGCTCTCGGCACATACCGTTGAAGCAAACCCTCCATACATCCTGATAGCGGCTGATTGTTGGTTTCGACATGGCCAAGCGGGGTATTGCTTAATGGGTTGCTCATCAGCATACGAAGGCGGCTAATGCCACGACGCTCTAAGTTTTGCAGCTTGGTGCGGCTGACGCCTGTTTGCTGTTCAAGTTGCGCCCAGGTAACAGGCCGCGCAAGGTTTCTGGCATGGATTACTTGTTTGGTCAACGGGTCTAAGTATTTGTTAAAACAATCCATCAATTCGCGTATCTCTTGCCGGGTTTCTATCAGGTCATTGTCATAGTTAGGGTCAGCAATGTTGTCACCGATGCATGTGGTCTCGGTGTCAGCAACCCGCTGGTCTAGGCTTGTCACTTTATAGGTTTGCTTTAACAAGTATGACAGTTCTTCTACGTCCATATCTAGCGCGTTAGATATTTCGCTCATGGTTGGCTGTCTGCCGATCTTATGGCTTAGATCCTGCATGGTGCGGTTTATCTTGTATAGCATCTCATGCAAACTGGTTGGCAGGCGAATTATGGAGTCATGCTGGATCAATGCCCGCGTAATGCCTTGCCTGATCCACCAATAGGCATAAGTTGAAAACTTGTAACCGCGTGACGGGTCGAATAGCTCAACCGCACGCGCAAGGCCGATATTGCCCTCTTGGATCAAGTCCATCAACTCAAGCGTCTTGTTGCTGCGCTTGTCGTACTTGCGGGCTACATGGACTACAAGCTGCAGGTTGGACTTAATAAACCGTTGCCTAGCGCGTTCACCGCTTCGCAACTCGCGTTGCTCATCACGGGTTAGCTCCCTGTCGCATTGTCTTAATTCTTGCCATCTAATGACACGCCTGCCGAGTTGTATCTCTTGTTGCGGTGTCAGTAGTGGATATTTGGCGATACTGTTGAGGTAGTCTTTGATGCTGTCAGCCATGATGAATCCATTAGTTCACACAATGGAAGCACAGTTCCACGGCGCTGCCAACGCTAACATGTTGCGCCAGCTACATGCAGCAAAAGATTGGAATGCGTTACTTGAGTACAGCTTGCTACTGGCTGAGCAGGAGGCCAGCCAGCGCTCGCAAATTAAGTGGCTAGCTGCCGAGGCGATGCGCTCATGCAGCATCGAGCCTTGGCATTTGGCTGCGGCTCAGGAACTGCTTGGAGGCAGCCACTAGCTTGTCATTGTTGTAATGCCCAACCTGCGCATAGCTCAGCGCTGGCTGCTGGCTCATGCGAAAGAACACCATCTGACCAATCTTGAGCCCTGGGTAAATGGGCAGCGGCTGCAGCTGACGGGCGTTTTTCAGCTCTAGCGTTAGCGTGCTGCCATTCCAGCCGGGATCGGCATAGCCGGCGTGGAGGTTCTCATAGCCCTCCCTGGCGCGGCTTGACTTCAGGAAAAACAGGCCGGCGATATCTTCCGGCATGTAAAAGGTCTCGACCGTCTGGGCCAGCACAAACTGACCAGGCACCAACTCGTATGGATGCTCCACGGTGTAACCGCTGATGTCAAGCGGAATCATCTGGTGCCCTTGGACCGATTCGAGCATGATCAGGTTGCCAAGCCGCAGGTCCAAGCTGGCAGGATTGATCAGCTCTGGGTCATGGCCCTGCACCATCCCCTGAGTGACGATCAGGTCTTCGATTTCGGTGTCAGATAGGATCATTGATGTCGATAACGTGTTTACCAGTGCAGTGCTTAGATGCTGACCATTTCAGGTCATACTTTGAAATTTGAATTTCTGCCGGTTGCTTGGTGTACCAGCGGTGATTACACCCATCGCAGCGGCGACGCCTAACAATCGTACCGTCAGCCAATTGATTGGTCATAACGACATACGTCTGCTGGCATGAGCAGCTAGGGCATCGGACTTGAACTGCTGGCACGTCTAACTCGGCTCATAGCATCGGACCTGAATTGTTTGCATGTATCTTCTAAATCTTGGGCAAGGACGGCAGCCGAACGCAGCAGCGTTGTAAGCGTCACGGGCTTCATGTCACGATCCGTCGCATAGCGAATGGCGTGCCTGAAGCCTTGACTGATGTTGCCGCCGCCGAGTTTGCGGGCAGCTTCAATCTCCTCGCGGCTCATGCGGATGTTCACCGTGTAGTTACGGCCGCGCTGCGTTGGTATGCGCGGGCTAGGCATTGCCCTCTAGTGCCTCCTCCATGTCGCGCTTTACCAAGTCAGCAATGCGCTGCTGGTACAGGCCGGTATAGGTTTCGCAGGTGCGGCCATAGTGGTGATACAACCACTCCAAGTAGTCCTGCCGTTGCTGGTCAGCTATTGGGTTGTTCACTGATAAGCTCCATCAACTCAAGGACATGGGCCGCAAAGGCGGCATGGGTCATCACTGCATGGGTGCCAGGAGGGCGCCCGTAGGACGCCTCCCACCACTCCTTGAATGCAGCTTCAAGGCTAGTTTGGTTCATCAGAATGCAGACTCCTCGCTAGCAGCAGCAGCACGCGGCAGGTATTCAAACCGGGTGACATTCAGCACATGCTTAGAGCGTTTAGCGCCGCTCTCCTTATCCTGCCAGTCCTGACGGCGAATGCCGCCGGTAACCATGATGCTGTCACCTTTTTTGCAGTTGTCGGCAATCATCTGACCGCCTTTACCCCAGACCTCTACGTCAATTGCATTGTTGATGTAGTTGCCGTCTTTATCTTTGCCTTCCTGAATGCCTGCACCAAAGTTGCAAACACAAGTACCGGAATCAAAAAACTTAATTTGCGGCTCGCTAATAATGCGCACGACGCCGGAAGCATACAAACTCATGGGTTGATTGGTGTAATGGAATGGGTTTCTTCAAAGGCCAGTACATCAGGCAGGTTGTACCTGACGCGGGACTGGCCGAGTGGACATCCTAGCCTCGGGACTGTGTAATAGCTAGGCCCTTGGCCGCGTAATCGTTGAGACTTAATGCTGGACGGCTTGAGGCCCCAACGCTCGGCTAGTTGCTCAGTTGTCAGATAACTCATTCTCTTTTTCAAGCATTAGTTGCAAAAGTTGATCGTGCTGCTCTTGGCTGATCTCACCGGCTTCTAGCCGTGCCGCCATACGCGGTTGCAGGTCTTCTAGATCCTGCAGGGTTTTGGCCTTAGCGATGGCTGCCTTACCAGCGGTGAACGTCTTGCTGCTGTCTACCTTGGTGGTAGCAGGCAGCTTGACCTGCTCAGCTGGCGTGACCGTAACAGTCTCGGCTTGGTCCATTTCGTCGGTGCTGTACACACCAGACATGTCGGCAGGGAATGCCTTACGAAGCGCCAGCGCCTCGGAGCACTTGGCAATCATCGCGGCAGGCATCTTGGACCACAGCCCCTGACCGGCGTTGTAGTCAGCAAAGCGGGCAACACCAATAAAAGGATGCTGGCTGCCTTTGCGATGCACGATGGTCTTAGCTGCAGCGGGCGGCTTGCTGGAGAGCCATACATCGCGCCAGTCGCCATCTTCGCCGCACCAGTACGTCTCGCTGCCGTCCAGTTGTCCGGTGCGCTCGGCAATGGCACGCAGGCCATCAATGCCTGCTTGGATGGTCATTTTGCCGCCACGCTTGATGGCGTAGATCTGCTTGCTGAACGGGTCAAGGCCAGTGCGCTGGCACGCATAGGCAAACAGCCGTAGCTCATCATTGCTGCAACCTGGTGCAATGGTGCTGCTAATAAGCTGCGTTTGCTCTGGGGTCCAAAGGGTGATAGCGGTTGACATCAGAACTCGATGGGTGATTGCTGGTTGGCATTAAGTGCCCAGCCGGGCAGGCTGAGCGTTTGGACTGAGGTGTCGCCGTAGCCGGGCCACATGTCAGCGGCCTTGCAGGTGGCGATCACGTCCAGTGCATTATCGCGCATGGTCCGCCCTAATGCCATAGCGGCATGGTCCAGTTCGTAGACGGCGACCGCATACGGCGCAGTCTTTTCCACTGCGATAAACACAAACCGGCCAGCGCCGTGCAGGCCAGTCAGGTAATGCGCTGCTTGGACGTGGTAGGCGAAGGTCGCCACGCTACGGGCAAACGCTGCAGGGCTGGCGTCTTGGCATGTCTTCAGGTCAACGATGGTGCTGCCTTGATACCAGTCTGGGCGGCATTTGCAGCGCAGTCCTGTTGGCAGGTCATCCCACCAGAACGACTGCTCGGCCTTGCCATGAGCGAGCAGCGCTGATGCAGCAGGATGCCGTCGGACGCTATCGGCCATGCAGTTAGCGGTCAGCATGTCGCCGGCCGTTACGGCTTCGATGCCAGCAGTAGCCATCTGCTCAGCCTGTTCCTTGCCTGCTTTGGTGTTGCGTGGCCCGCAGACGCCATAGCGGGATGACAGCTCATCAGGCTCCAGCACGGCGCAATGCACCAAGCTGCCTAGCTTCATCGCTGCTGTCGGTTCAACCGGCAAGCGATGCGGGTCCAGATATCGCGCCCAATAGTGGTAAGGCGATTGCATTACCGCTTTGAGGTGACTGGCGCTGATGGCTGGGTCAGCGTGATAGTCGGCATTAGAGATGGTCATGCTTCCACCCCCTCGCGCAGTTTGCGGTGCAGCCGGCTGCTAGGGCCATAGGTTGCGTAGATCTCCGGGAATGCAAGCAGCAGGCGCTCGCGGTTGATCGGGTCAGCCTTGAGGCCGGCTTCAGCCAAGGCGGTAAAGAAGTTACCGGCATACTGCGCTGCAGTGATGAAAGTCCAGTAGCGGTCTGAGTCGGTCATAGAATTAACGCGGTGTGTTGAGGTGGGGCGGTTGGTGTGGCCGCCCCGTTTTCTTTACGCCAGTGCTAAGCGGACGCGGTAGCGGCTGATGCGCATGTGGTCTGCAATGCGGCGCTGCGTCCAGCCGTAACCACGCAGTCGCTTGGCGCGTTGCTCAGTGGACTCGGTTGCCCAGAGCAGGATGACCAGCGGCAGCAGGAGCAGGGCAAGAATCAGGGTCAGTGTGGTTGTCATTTGCTTAAAGCGGGTGGAATGGTGCCGGGATTGGGTGCGGCTCCCGGTTGGCCGCGTGGGTCAGGCAGACTGCAGTGCAGCCAGTGCATCGTCTTTCGTCATGTATCCAGAGCGATTGCCGTAGCGATCGCAGATTTGCCAGCCATTGTTACGAGAGTCCTCTAATGCTTTAAGGCTCCAATCCGACCGGGCGTAACCGCGCTGCCAGATTTCGGAATCTTTGTCGTAGCCGAATTGAATTAAGTTCATGGGTGGAATGATGGGCTCAGTCGAGCCCGTAGACCCGACATAGGCGGCTGAACTCCGCCATGTCGAATTGAGGATGCGACATCCAGCGGTCAAGGCTGGCGCTCCAGCGGTCCCATGCTTCCATGTCTGACCCGACCGATGCGATGCAGGCCGACTGGCAGCGCACAGCCATGTTGGTGGCGCTGGAGGGGAGCATGGCGAGAGGTGTGCGGGTCATGGGTGGAATCCGTTTGGGACCCCCATATCCTACACCATGTGCCGCCATGGTCAAGCGTGGTGAGGGGAATGGATGAGGTCAGGTAACGCCCGACCCCCGAGGCGACCGACCTGCGTCGTCGGCGGGACTATCTCCGGCCCCTGCATCCGGCTTATGGGTGGTGATCAGCCTTCGTCGCTGACGGGACTAACTCCGGGCCATGCATCCGGCTTGTGGCTGGAGGAATACTACCACCGTGGTCAACCATGGTCAACCGTTGGGCATCCTCAACGCTGCGTGCCACACCAGCGATACCGCCTGCTGCCTGCACCGCATCAAGCCACTGCTGCTGCTCTAGCCTGAGCCTGCCGGTTGGGGTCTTGACCTCGATGCTGGTGAACACGGCGATGCGCTGTCCGACCATCTCCTGAGTGACCGTGCGCGTTGTCCAGCCGATCAGGTCAGCACTGCCTTTGCACAGGCCGAACTGCACAGGGCGGCCATGCTGGTCGCGCAGGGTGCCGGTGTTATTGCGGAAGACCTTGGTATCACCGTGGCTGATGGCTAGCCGGATCTCCTGCTGGATGCGCTGCTCGCTCACTGCTCATGCTTGCGATGGCCATGGGTAGATCATGCCTAAGCCAAACGTAAAACTCGTCCGCAGTCATGTCGCCCTTGAGCATATTGACAGATGAATGGCACCAAACAAGGTTGTCTGGATGAAAAACCTTGGCAGGTCCAAATGCCGACGCTCTTGAAACTGGAAGCATGTGATCCAATCCAGCAGTGGCACCTATTTCAATTTGCAGGCCAGTGTAAAAGCATTTGCCGGTCCATTTATTTTTGATGTCATCTCGCCACTGCTTGCGCACAGCGATACAAAATTGATCGACATAGCATGATCCTCGCTTTGCGGTGCTTCCAGGCATTTTGCGCCTGCGATCAAACTTAAATGCTTCTTGAATGACTGAATCCATTTGACAATCAGCGCATTGCTTGCGCTGTACCAATGCTGGCCTTTTGTAGCATTTTGTGCACATGCCGAGTTGCTTGCAGTGATCTCGGCGTTTTTTTGAATACTCAGCTTGATTCCAAGTCATAGTCCGTGCCTTTTAGCTAGACGTGCCTGATACACCCGCTCTGCCCAGCCGCGTTTGTAGCCGCGTTGCTGCGCCAGCTTGCGGAGGTCTTCGAGGGACTGGGCTGTGCCCTGCTCGCGTTTGCGCTCGCGTGTGGTTAGCTCCTGCAGTTCACCCTCGACCACCTTTAGCTCCCTGGTCTCCTGCGGTGCAAACACATGCCCGCAGTCAGAGCACACTTGCGCGGTGCTCATGCTGGTGCTGAAGCACACGGGGCACACCTTGACGCTGGGCGATTGGTCGCGGTCGCGTTTGCGGGCACCGTCCAGTGTCCAGTCGCGGTCTTCTAGGTGATGGCCTAGCCGCAACGTGTTGCCCACATGGTCCAGCACCACAGCGGTTTTGCCATGGCTTGGCCTCAGGCAGCGACCGATCATCTGCAGGTGCAAGCTGACCGACTGAGTTGGCCTGAGGAGAATGCACCCGCCGACGCTGGGCACGTCTACACCCTCACCGATAAGGCTGCAGGATGTGAGCACCTTGATGCGACCAGTGCCCAGCGCTGTTAACAGGTCTCTGCGCTGGTCGGCGGTCATGGTGCCATCAATGCTGGCGGCTGGGATGCCCTGGCTCATGAATAGCGCCGCAACCGCTTCGGCATGCGCCACTGAGCAGCAGAAGGCAATAGCGGTCTGACCTGTTAGATGCTTGCGGTAGTGGCTAACGCAGTCGCCCATGATGGTCCCGACGCGCTCCTCTGCTTGCTTGGCGTCAAAGTCACCCATGCGCTTGCGCAGGCCAGCAGTATCGAACCCCGGTGGTGCCAGCACACGAGCACTGGCGAGGTAGCCGTTGTCGGTCAGCCACGCAGCGCTGGGGCCCTGCACCATGGCCTGGTAGTGGTCGCCAAGCCCACGACCGTCGCCACGGCATGGCGTCGCTGTCACTCCTAAAACGTGCGCTATTTGGAAATGGCGAATGACCGTTGCCCACTGGCCTGCATTGGTGTGGTGTGCCTCGTCCACCACCAAGAGCTGAAAGAACTCCCCCGGCAGTTTGTGCAGCCTCCGGGCAAGGGTCTGGACTGAAGCAACCTGCACCGCATGGCTTAGGTCCATGCTGCGGCCTGCTGCGATGCGGCCATGCGTGACACCCATGCCGGTCAGTGCTCGGCTGGCCTGGTCCAGCAGCTCTGCGCGGTGGACAAGTATGCAGACACGGTTGCCCTTTTTGGCGGCAGCTTGGGCGATATAGCTGAAGCACACCGTCTTGCCGCCGCCGGTTGGCAGCACTGCTAGCACTGTGCGCTTGCCGAGCTGGTACTGCAGGCGGATATCGGTGATGAGTTGTTGCTGGTAGGGGCGGAGGTTCATAATCCTCTAGCAAAAACTCCGTGCAACTGTTGAGATGCTTTGCAATAAGCGGCGTGAGCATCCTCTGCCGTATCAAAATATCCAAGATTCTTTTTTACGCCATTTGATTGTATTTGCGCATTCCATTTGTTTTTCGATTTTTTCCAGCTTACGCCTTTGTAGCCGCTGCTGCTATTTTTTGGAGCGCCGCGATTGCAGGCATTTTCTGTATTACTTGCCAACCGAAGATTAACAAATGAATTGTCACTTGGATTTGAATTAATGTGGTCAACATGAAAGTCGCCAGGGTCTTCTCCTGTCGCCAATAGCCAAGCCAGTCTTTGCGCTTGATATTTGCGGCCATTAATCCTGATGCGCTTGTATCCATTGGCATCAATACAACCAGCTTCGGCTCCTGCAGTTTTTCCTCCTGCAGCCTTTTTCCAAGAAAAAAATCCGGTTTCCTGATCGTACTGAATAAGTTCTGTAATCACCTCAAGAGGTGGTAATGGGACTGATTTGGTCATTGGCACTGCTGGTGGCCTTGCAACCTTAGCAAAAAGCGCTAGGCTGCGCAAGCCCACCGCTAAAACCCATGGAGCTAGCTCACCCGCTTTCGGTCCAGTTCACGGCTGAACAGCTTGCTTGGCTTGATGCCCGTCGCGTCGCTGGCTTGTCCCGTAGTGCCGTGCTGCGACTCGTAGTCGAGCAGGCCATGCGCCTTGACAAGCAAGGCCTGCTGCCTGCTACGGGACGCCGCGAGTCATGAGCAGTGACCTGTTGGCGCAGCTCATGAAGCTGCCACGTGACTGGTCTTATGTGCCAGTTGATGGCGAAAAACGGCCATACATCAAGGATTGGCAGGATGGCCACATCACTCGCGCTCAGCTTGGCAATGAGCTGAAGTCTGGCCGCGCCAAGGCAATTGGCGTTTGTTGCGGCACCCTTAGCGGTGGCCTGCTGTTCGTTGACCATGACGGCAAGTCCGCGTCGCGGTTGTTCGATGAATGGGGCATCCCGGTCAGCTCGTTGCCGCAGTCTTGGACCGTAACCAGTGGCCGCGACGGGCGGTTTCAGATCATTTACCAAGTGCCTCAGCAGTACTGGGCAGACATCCGCACTCGTAAGTACAAAACTGGCGTCATTGACAGCGAAGGCAAGCCCGAACAGGTTGAGCTGCGCTGGGATGGCTGCCAGTCCGTCATTGCCGGTGCGCACCCGCTTACCTCTGGCTATAGCTGGGTGCCAGGTCGATCGCCAAGCGATGTGGACATTGCTGAGGCACCGGCGGATTTGTTAGCGCGGATGCTACGGCAGCCTGTGCAGGCGCCGTTGCCGTTGATGACTGCTGCCGGCAATGACGACACAGCGCGGGCGCGGTCATATCTCGAAGCGCTGCAACCCAGCCGCGCTGATGACTATGACCAGTGGCTTGAGGTGGGCATGGCGCTACACAGCGTCGACGATGCCCTGCTGGCTGACTGGATCAACTGGTCAGCGCAGTCATCCAAGTTCAAGCCTGGTGACTGCGAACACAAGTGGCGTGGCTTCAAGTCCGGCGGTGGCATCACCCTTGGCACCCTTGGTCAACTAGCCAAGCAAGATGGTTGGCGCGGCCGGCAGCAACTTGAGCCTGTCCGCCGTGAGCGGCCTGCAAGCAAGCAGCCGCCGTCAGCGGTGAACCCGCAACTGCAGCCCATGAATGCTGCAGAGCTGCTGAACCTGCTGCGGCACGGCGACAGCGCCTACCGCTACAACACCTTCACCCAGCGCATTGAAGTAGACGGCGCTCCCATTGAAGGCGCCGAGCGGTTTTACCTCACCCTGGCAGAGATGGGTTACAAGGTCTCCAAGGAGGTTGCCCTGGACTGCATTGTGCAGGTGGCTAACGAGTCGCCTTATGACCCGGTTGTCGAGTACCTCGACCGGGTTGCCGCAACCGTTGCGCCTGCTTACATCGAAGCGCTTTCCACTGGCTACCTGCGACCTAGTGACACACCAGGCACCATCTACGACGAAATGCTAAAGCGCACGCTCATCGGTGCAGTTGCACGTGCCTACAACCCTGGTTGCAAGCACGATACCGCTTGCGTGATCATGGGCGACCAAGGCGCTTACAAGTCATCATTCTGGAACTGCCTTGCCGGTGACTTCTTCAGTGATGCCTTAGGTGATATCAGCTCAAAAGATGACCTGATGGTATTACACCGCTCTTGGATTATGGAGTGGGCAGAGCTTGACCACGTAACCAATCGCAAGCACGCCGGTCAAGTCAAAGCGTTCCTATCGCAGGCGGTTGATATGTTCCGCGTGCCTTACGGCAAGTCAACTGAAGCATTCCCTAGGCGCGGAATTATTGTTGGCACTACTAATCGAACGACCGGCTTTTTGGTGGATGAAACTGGCAACCGGCGGTTCTGGGTCATACCCACAACCAAGACGCAGGCTGACCAAATTGACACCGCCGCGCTATTACTGGAGCGTGATGCAATATGGTCCGCCGCTGTTGCTGCATACCGCAATGGTGAGACCAGCCGCCTGCCTGCTGACATGGAACGCCTCCTTGCAAGCGAAAACGAATCTTACGTCGTGGACAATCCTTGGCAGGCTGAAATTGAAGCTTGGTTAAAGAAGAATCCACTTACGGACATTACCACTGAGAAGTTGCTCACCGATGCCATTAAAAAGCCCGTTGAACGCCAAAGCAGGGGTGATCAGATGCAAGTGGCGGACGTGCTCAAGCGGCTGGGTTACAGGCGTTACCGAGGCAGTATCGGCGGAAGCAGGGCTTACGTCTACCGGCGGTGATGTCCTACCTAGGTGGGGATGGTGTCCTACCTCAAAATCGCTGAGATCCTTTCCGGCGCAAGAGGTTTGGGGCAATCATCCCTACCTGCCAGTGTCCTACCTACTTCGCAGAATCCCCTACGCGCCCCTTTCCTTCTCTTCTTTTTATTACTCTTTAAGAGTAGGAGAGGAAGGTAGGACGGATGCCGAGAACGCCTGCGCTGCATGGGAACTGCCTTGTCCCACTTCTGCCCTACCTGCGTTTTGGGTGGGACATGCCCTAATCTGCCGCCTTTGGAGCCCGCCTGATGCGTGAAGTCAAAGTCCGTTTTGAAGAGCCTGACCTGTTGGCACTAGACCAGCAGGCCGCAGCGGCTGGGGTGTCACGTGCGGAGTTGATCCGCAGCAGGGCGTTGGTGTCGAATTGCGACAGTGGCCTTACCGTTGCTGGTTATCACCGGCTAGTGTCCGATGCGACCGCTTACCTGCGTGGTGACATTCCGCGACGGATGGTCGAACAGCTCACCGCTTTTGTTGTTACATGGATCTCGTCAACATCTCACCCAAGCAGCAACCAGTCCTGAATCGCCTCAGCGACACCATGGACCATGCACTTGCTTATGCCGCCGCAGTCGTGGATAATGCCACCGATGACGGCGTGCCCATACCCGCTGAATTGGTCGCCAGCTTTGCTGCTGATTACGACCGCATCATCCTCTACCTCACCCAAGCGGCCAGTGTCGGATCCCGTTGACCACCCAAGCCACTACACCAGCAGCAGCATTGAATGCATTGATGCAATCCGCGCAGCACTCACACCAGAGGAATGGCGCGGTTACATCAAAGGCAATGTTATGAAATACTGCTGGCGCGAGAGGCTTAAGGCTGGCGACATTGACCTAGCCAAGGCTGCTTGGTATCTCACACACCTACACGAATGAAGCTCATTACCACACAGGGCGACCTCGCCCATGCGCTACGCACCATTGCCCCAGCCATCAGCACCAGCAACAGCCACCCGATCTTGAGCTGCTGCCTGCTTGCTGCCGATGGCGCAACCATGACCATCACCGGCTTCAACCTGGACCTTGGCATCAGCGTTACGGTCCCCGCAGCTGTAGAGGCATCTGGCACCGTCGCGTTGCCACACAGGCTGCTAGCGGGGCTTGTAAGCCGCTTTGAGGATGGCGAGGTCCTCACCCTGTCAGATGGGCTCCTGAGCGCCTGTGGGGCCTCCTACGGCCTTGCAGCGATGGATGCGGAGGATTACCCCGCCATGCCGGTTGTAGAGGCACCTGGTGCTGAGCTATCGCTATCCGACGGTGTACGCGCCTGCCTGCCGTGTTGCAGTACAGACATCAGCAAGGCCATGCTCTCCGGCATTCACATGGCAGCCGGCTACATGGAGGCCACTGACGGCCACCGGCTCATGCGTATCCCCGTAGCGCTACCAGACGGCATTGACCTGGTGCTACCCGCCAGCACGATGAAGCTGCTGCAGGACCGCACCGTCACCGTGGCAGCAGCAGCCGGTCAGGCCGTCATCGATGCCGGTGATGGCATCACCATCTACAGCCGCATCCTTGATGGCAAGTATCCCAACGTGGCAGCGTTGGTGCCCGCCAGCTTTGAGCACACCATGACCCTGGACCGGCACCGCTTTGCCCGTTCGCTAGAGCGCGTCGCGCTGATTGCAGAGGCGCATAACTCTGTGGTTAAGCTCACCGCCGGCGCAGGCGCACTGGCCATCACCGCCGAGGCCGATGCCAACAATGGCAAGGAGCTGATCACCTACGAAGGCACCGCCGCCGGCGCATGGGCGTTCAACGTGCATTACCTGCTTGATGGCCTTAAAGCCATGCGGCAAGCGGAGACTGTTACAATGTCGGCCAATAGTGCAACAACGCCAGTCGTGCTGAGGCCGACTAGCATGACAGAGCAGACGTATCTCATCATGCCGATTCAAATCCGGGAGTAATACAATGGCGCGTAAAAGCACTAAAGACGAGATCCAAAACCGCGTAAATGAGGTTTATGGATTACTTTTGCGTGCATGGAATCATAATCAAATTGTTCAATACGGTTCCGAAAAGTGGGGAATAAGTGAACGTCAAGTGCGTGATTATTTGGCTGAAGCGCGTAAATTAATGGCGCTTGACGCTGAGCTGGAGCGGCCTCAGTGGCTTGAAGCTGCTTTAGCGCGGCTGCAAGATTACGAGCGCATTGCACGCGAGAACAATCAAGTCGGCCTTGCCATGACTGCAGTAGAGAAGCAAGCCAGGCTGCTGCGGTTTGAGATGTCGTGATTCAGTTACTACACGGCGACTGCTTAGAACGGCTGCGCGAGCTGCCGGACTGCAGCGTGGATGCGTGCGTGACGGATCCGCCGTATGGGCTGAGCTTCATGGGCAAGGCGTGGGACTACGACGTGCCCACGGTGGAGGTGTGGCGCGAGGTGCTGCGGGTGCTGAAGCCTGGCGGGCACCTGCTGGCGTTCGCGGGCACCAGGACGCAGCACCGGATGGCGGTGCAGATCGAGGATGCCGGCTTTGAGATCCGCGACATGATCGCGTGGGTGTATGGGTCGGGGTTTCCGAAATCGCTGGATGTGAGCAAGGCGATCGACAAGCACGGTGGCGCATCGGTCGCATGGTTCGGCCCGTGGTTCCGCAAGTGGAGGACTGAGCACGGAATCACGCAAAAGCAGGTAGCGGCGCTGTTCCCGAGCAAGACTGGCGGGCTAACTGGCTGCGTGGCCAACTGGGAGCTGGGTTTCAATCTGCCAACTCCTGATCAGTTCAACCTGATCCGCGACACCTTTGGGCTGCCGTTCGACAGCATCGAGGCAGCCGAGCGCGAAGTGGTGGGGCAGCAGCGCGGGACCGTGCTAGCTGTCGCACCCGGCCAAGACAACGACCGCAGCAGCACCACGCTGGACATCACCGCCCCCGCGACCCCTGCCGCGCAGCAATGGGCCGGCTGGGGCACAGCGCTGAAGCCAGCACTGGAGCCAATCACGGTGGCGCGCAAGCCGCTGATGGGCACGGTGGCGGCGAACGTGCTGGAGCACGGCACCGGGGCGATCAACGTGGATGGGTGTCGGGTGTCTCACGCGGAACCGTGCCGCATGATGCAGCCATCGCAGGCCAACATCGACAACCCCAGCGATAAGTGCCGGCAGGCCGGACGCCGCGAGGCTGTGCTGGAGCTAAAGCCAGAAGGCCGCTGGCCGGCGAACCTGATCCATGACGGCAGCGATGAGCCGTGCGAGCTGCTGGGCGATGCCGCCCGTTTCTTCTACTGCGCCAAGGCCAGCAAGTCTGACCGTGGCGACGGCAACGGGCACCCGACCGTCAAGCCAACCGAGCTGATGCGCTATCTGTGCCGACTGGTGACACCACCGGGCGGCGTGGTGCTGGACCCGTTCATGGGCAGCGGCAGCACTGGCAAAGCTGCAGTGCTCGAGGGCTTCCGGTTTATCGGCATCGAGCGAGAGGCCGAGTATCTGGAGATTGCGCGCCAGCGAGTACAGGCGACTGACATGCAGGGAACGCTGTTGTGAGCATCGTCAGCGGCATCTGCGAACCAGTGCCGCTGCTTGCATTCATGCAGCAGCAGACGCCAGAGGATACGGGTGACTTAGTTGCCCGCATCCGTGCTGACCTGCACCCTGGGCAGCTTGCGTTTGTCGATGACACCGCAACGCAGATCCTTGGCATCTCGGCTGGCTACGGCGCTGGCAAGACCAGGGCATTGTGCGCTAAGGCCGTGATGCTGGCAGCGGTCAATCAGGGCTTTATTGGCTGCGTCATGGAGCCGACCGGACCGCTGATCCGCGACATCTGGCAGACGGACTTCGAGGCATTCCTAGAGGCGTACGACATCCCGTACACCTTCAGGGCTAGCCCGCTGCCGGAGTACATGCTGCACTTGCCGGGCGGTGACACCAAGATCCTGTGCCGCAGCTTTGAGAACTGGAGCCGCATCATCGGTTTGAACCTTGCCTGGGTGCTGGCTGATGAGATCGACACCGTGACGCCCAGCATTGCCAACAAGGCATTCCCAAAGATCCTTGGCCGACTCCGCAGCGGCAATGTCCGGCAGTTTGGTGCGGCATCGACGCCAGAGGGCTTCCGGTGGATGTGGAACACCTTCGGCAGCGACGAGGCCAAAGCAAGGCCTGACCGGCATCTGATCAAGATGCGCACGGTTGACAACCCGCACCTGCCACCGGATTTCATCGAGCGGCTGGAAGCCAACTACGACCCAAGCCTGCTGCGGGCGTACCTAGACGGAGAGTTTGTCAACCTGACAACTGGGCAGGTGTATGACCGTTTCGACCGGGCTAAGCATGTGGTCAGCGAGCTGCCGGATACTGACCGCGAACCGCTAAGGGTTGGCGTTGACTTCAACGTTGGCAACATGTCGGCGGTGATTGCTATCAGGCTTGGCAGCAGCCTGCTGGTAATTGATGAGATTAGCGGCGCCCACGACACCGACGCACTGGCGCAGGAGGTGGTCAGGCGTTACCCCGATAGGCGGATGTACGCCTACCCAGACGCCAGCGGCGGCAACCGCAGCACCAACGCAAGCCAGACCGATGTGCAGATCCTTGAGAGCTATGGCATGTCCAACCAGTCGCCGCGAGCAAATCCTCCCGTTCGTGATCGGGTGGCTGCTGTTCAGGCTTTGCTGGAAAACGGCAAAGGGCAGGTCAGGTTGCAGGTGGCGCAGGGCTGCCGTCGCGTGATCGAATGCTTAGAGCTGCAGTGCTACACCGACAAGGGCGAGCCGGACAAGGACGCGGGCTTTGACCACATGAACGACGCGCTCGGCTACCTGGTGTGGCGCGAGTTCAACCCGCTACACGCTGGCGCTGGACGCAGCACGGGCATTCGGCTCTACTAGGGTTGACCACGGCGGCAAACGCTGGTATCTTTTGCTCACGGCCAGCCGGCCGCCCATCTACCATCCCAACCATGACCATCAACCCCTGGCTCAATCGCTTCGCAGCCCTGACGCTGCTGTTCATGATGTACGGCGTCGGCATCAGCGTCGGCCGTGATCAAGCCGTTCAGGCGCATCACAACCACCCGGCCTGCCATCAGGGGCTGAAGCCGTAAACTGACACCATTGTCAGCAGTTAGCGGTCGTGTATACAGGCTTTAATGCGTATGACCGGCCGCTAGCGCAGCGCACCGTATCGAAGGTCAATGACCCTAATACAAGCTGGTACGCGCAAGAGCCACACTGGATCCTGATCGAGGATCTGCTGCAGGGCACCTACGGCATGCGCAAGAAGCATCGCCGTTACCTGCCGCAAGAACCACGCGAGCTAGACGAGTCCTACGACAACCGCCTAGCCCGTAGCGTCTGCCCGCCGTATTACATCCGCCTAGAGCGCATGTTGGCCGGCATGCTGACCCGCAAGCCCGTCCGACTGGATGACACCGCTGACGTCATCCGCGAGCAACTATTCGACGTAGACCTGCAAGGCAATGACCTCAATGTCTGGACCTATGAAGCAGCCCGCAAAATGGTCCGTTATGGCCACATTGGTACATTGGTGGATGCACCGGCTAATGGGGGTCGACCCTATTGGGTGACCTACACGCCCCGGCAGATCCTTGGCTGGCGCACCGAGACGCAAGAGGGCAAGCAAGTGCTGACCCAGTTGCGGCTATCGGAAGTGGTCACAGTGCCAGATGGCGAGTTTGGCGAGAAAGCCGTCGAGCAGGTTCGTGTCCTAACGCCTGGCGAGTACCGCATCCACCGCAAGCAGGACAGCGGTGAGTTCACCGTTGTCGATGAAGGCCGCACCAGCCTTAGCCAGATCCCGTTCAGCATTGCCTACGCGCAACGGCATGGTTTTATGGAGTCGCGCCCGCCGCTGGAAGACATCGCAGAGCTGAACCTAAAGACCTATCAGATCCAGTCAGACCTCGACAATATCCTCCATGTCTCAGCGGTGCCCATGCTGGCGCTGTTCGGCTTCCCGTCAAGCGCTGAGGAGGTATCAGCCGGACCCGGCGAGGCGATTGCATTTCCTGCTGAAGGCCGCGCTGAGTACATCGAACCAGCAGGCCGCAGCTTCGAGGCGCAGTTCCGCCGGCTTGAGCAGCTTGCGTTGCAGATCAATGAGCTAGGGCTGTCGGCAGTGCTAGGCCAAAAGCTGAGCGCCGAAACCGCCGAATCAAAACGAATCGACCGCAGCCAAGGCGACAGCACCATGATGGTGATTGCGCAAAACATGCAAGACATGATCGACAACTGCCTGCAGTTTCACGCGCAGTACCTCGGCAATGCCACTGCCGCCGGCAGCGCCTACGTCAACCGTGACTTCCTCGGCGCACGCCTTGAGCCGCAGGACATCGCCGCGCTGCTGTCGCTGTACACCGCTGGCACCATCTCGCAGGAGACATTGCTCCGCGAGCTTGCCGAAGGCGACGTGTTGGGCGATAACTTTGATGTGGACGAGGAGCTGGAGGCCACATCCAATGCGGGGCTTGATCTACCGTCTGCTGGACAATCTGACAGACTGGCTAGTGGACCTGATGATCTGGATGGAGCCGAAGAAGCCCAGGAAGCAGGAACTTGATTACACCGTTTGCGACCTGCCTGATGAGGTGCTAGCTGTCATCCGGCTGACATGGTACAAAGACGGCAAAGCCGATGAAGTAGACGAGCTGCGCATTATGGAAGACGGCCAGAACGGTTACGACGCCTTCGCTGCAGCAGTGCAGGGCGCATTAACTCGTGGCGCGAATGTAAGCATCAGGTCTGGATACGCGCCGCAGCAATTGGGTATCATGTAAAAAAAGAGTTATTACCATGGCTGTCCGCAATCAAGTCCGTGACTCTCGTGGTCGCTTTGCCGGTGGTGGTACTGATGGAGTAATTAGCCGTCCAAAACCGTCAAAACCTCAGCCAAAAGGCGGCAGCATGACGCGTGCATTGCGTCGCGGTCAGCGTGATTTATACAAGGCTGAGCAAATGCGCGTGCAATCATTGGGAGGCAATGTTGCAGGTATGCGCATTATTCGTCGTAACATTAAAAAAGGAGCCAATCAAAAAACTGCGGCATCTAGTAAACAAAGCCAAGGATCCGGCAAGGTATCGGACGCATTGCGGGGCACCTTGCGTCAGCTTGCTCAATCTGATGCAAGGTACTTTCGTGAACTTAACAACATTGTTGGTCAGCCAGCAAGTGCAGCACGTCGTGTCGCGGGTACTCGCAAGCCATCGCAAAAGCGTCTTAAAGGCGCATGAGTACACCAGAATCGCTATACCGCAACGCCATTGACCTAAACAGGTTTAGCAATAGCGTTGGCCGGCGCATTATCAATGCCTATAACGACATCATCATTGATGCGGTCAATCAGCTCCGCACTATTGATGAGCTAGCCGCTCCGGTCAAGGCTGCCAGACTGCGGGCGATCCTTGCGCAGCTAAAGGACAGCCTCGGCACCTGGGCTGGTGACGCAACCGAAATAACCGCAACCGAGCTGCAAGGCATCGCGCAGTTGCAGTCTGAGTTTGTGGCCGATCAGTTGCAACGTGCATTGCCTGCTGGCGCTCGTGATGCAGTGCGCACCGTGGAGATCAGCCCGCAGTTTGCGCAGTCGGTGGTCACAACTGACCCAACCCAAATCAACGTGGTGGCGCTTAGTGATGACCTGTTCGCTGCAGTGCAAGGCGCACCCGCAACGTTCAGCCTTACCGCTGCCCAGGGTGCCACCATCACACTGCCCAATGGCGAGGTGGTCAGCAAGGCATTTCGTGGCATCGCCGTTGATCAGGCCGAGCGGTTCTCGCAGGTGGTACGCCAAGGCCTGCTGACTGGCGAGCCGACTCCTGCTATTGCTAAGCGCCTGATCGGCAGCCTGCAGTTTGGCGAGGAGGCCAAAACCGTCAAGCAGCTTATCGCCGCAGGCGGGCAGGCAACAGCAGTGGCCGACAACCAAGTCATCGCCCTCGTTCGCACGAGCATCAATCAAGTGGCCAATACCGCCAGCCAGCAGGTGTACGAGGCGAACCAGGACATCACACCGCGTTATCGGTACGTCGCTACGCTTGACACCCGCACCAGCGCGATCTGCCGGGCGCTGGATGGCCGTGAGTTTGAATACGGCAAAGGACCAACGCCGCCGCAGCACTTCAACTGTCGCAGCACGACCGTTCCGGTGATCGATTATGACGCCTTAGGCTTTGCCCCGCCGCCGCCGAGTAAACGCGCTGCAGCAGGCGGCATGGTGCCGGCAAATGAGTCCTATGGCCAGTGGCTTGCCAAGCAAGACCTGCCAACCAAAGCTAAGGCGCTCGGTGCAAACAAGGTTGCCTACTTCGACAAGCTGTCGGCTAAGTATGGACCTAAGGACGCCATCGCCAAACTGGTTCGCGACGATGGGTCAGAGCTAACCTTGGATCAGTTGCGGGCTCGATACGGTGCCGTTAAAGAAAGGTAGCTCGCAGAAGACCATCTCAGCCAACATCAAAGCTGAGATGAAGGCCGGCAAGCCGCAAAAGCAAGCCGTTGCCATCGCCCTGTCCAAAGCCGGCAAAACCCGTAAACCCAAAGGTAAAAAGTGATGCCTAAGTACACCGGACCAGCCAAGCCTCAAAAGCCCATGCCTAAGAAAGGAGGCAAGAAAAAGTGAAACGCGGCGACCGTGTTAGCTGGAACTACCAAGGCACGCGCACCTTTGGTGTGATCACCAGCATTGGCGGTGAACGGGCGACCATACCAACGCAAGGCGGCGGTAGCGTCACCCGCGTTGGCAGCATGGACGACCCCATCGTGCGGATCAAGTCCGAGTCAACCGGCAACGCGGTCATCAAAAAGCGGTCAGAGTTGAAACCTGCACCACGGCGATGATCACCTATCGCGGCGAGGAGTTTGAGGGTTACAACAAACCCAAGCGGACGCCTAAGCATCCGACCAAATCGCATGCGGTACTGGCCAAGGATGGCGAGACCGTCAAGTTGATCAGGTTCGGCCAGCAGGGGGTATCTGGCTCACCACCACGAACAGGAGAAACAGCAGCAGCGAAGGCCAGACGGGCATCATTTAAGGCGCGTCATGCCGAGAATATCGCCAAGGGCAAATTGTCGGCGGCGTGGTGGTCAAATCGGGAAAAATGGTAGCCCGCTCCTGCTGGTGTATCCACGTCTTCAGCTCGCATACATAACGCCGCAACTCATGCGCCTTAGCGGCGTGCCAGCCGTTGCCGGTGCTGCGGTACAGGTGCTCATGCCGGTCGATCGCATCTAGCGCCTGCTTGATCAGTGCATTCCACGGGCCGCGTATTGGTGTATCCCATTCGCGTGCCATTATCGGCATAGCTGGTACGATGACAGCGTAATTAAGCCTGCGGCTTATCCATGTCCGATGAAACACAAACCCAGGAGCCTGCGGCTACCGGGGGTGACAATAACGACGCATTGCAACGCAGTGTGGAAGCGCTTGAGCGCAAAAATAAAGAGCTGATTGCAGAATTGCGTGCTGCCAAAAAGGCGCCAGCATTGCCTGATGGGGTTGATGTCAATGAGCTATTGGAGTTCAAGCGCAACCACGAGCAACAGCAGCTTGAATCGCAAGGCAAGTATCAAGAGGCGCGACAAGCTCTGGAGCAGCAGTTCCGTGAGGCGACGGCGGAAAAGGACCAGCGCATTGCCGCACTGGAAAGCCGCGTCCGCGAGCTGGAGTTGGTCACGCCAGCAGTGACGGCTCTAGCTGACATCGTGCATGACCCCGACCTGGTGCTCAAGACCAAGCTGAGCGCTGATCAAATTGAGCGCGACCCTGACGGCACCGTGGTAGTGGTTGATGGCTACCAGCGCACGCCAGTCAGCGAGTGGGCAAAGACGCTGCCGGCATGGATGCAAAAGCAACCCAAGCCGCAGGGCAGTGGTGCACCATCAGCCGGTGCTAGCACTGGCGGCATCCCAGCAGGCATGGCAAACCCATTTAGCCGCGATAGCTTCAATCTGACTGAACAGGCACGACTGTTCCGCACTGATCGTGATTTGTACGATCGCATGAAAGCAGCAGCTAACCGTTAAGCTATTGCCAACCGGCTGCGCTGGTGCTTTGGGCTGCGCCCACACCGTAAACCATTCCCCCGAGATGAATCATGGCGACTCTTCGCTCTGACATCATCATCCCAGAGGTTTTTACGCCTTACGTCATCGAGCAAACCACGCAGCGTGATGCCTTCCTGGCTAGCGGTGTGGTGCAGCCCCTGGCGGAGCTGAATGCAACTGAGGGTGGTGACTTTATCAACGTCCCCTTCTGGAAAGCCAACCTGTCTGGCGACTTTGAAGTGCTGACCGATAGCACTTCGCTGAGCCCCGGCAAGATCACTGCTGACAAGCAAGTTGGCGTGATCCTGCATCGTGGCCGCGCCTTTGAGGCTCGCGACCTGGCAGCCCTGGCTGCTGGTGCCGATCCCATGGCCGCCATCGGCGCCAAGATCGCTGATTACGTTGCCAACCAGCGTCAGAAAGATCTGCTGTCCTGCCTTGCTGGTGTCTTCGGCACCCTCGGCACCACCAGCTCGTCTGCTGCTTTCTTTGGTCTGAGCATCGACGGCGAATCTGGTGACACCCCCACCACGCTGAGCCCCCGTCACGTCGCCGAAGCCCGCAGCCTGCTGGGCGATCAAGGCGACAAGCTGGCCGCTGTTGCCATGCACTCCAAGGTCTACTACGACCTGGTTGAGCGCAAGGCAATCGATTACGTCAGCACTGCTGAAGCACGCGGCACCACCACCACCCAATCGGGCGGTTCGATGGCTGCAGCATTTGGCGGCGAAGTGAACGTGCCGACCTACATG